ACTGTCTTGAATTTTTTCTTTTATGTCGTCTTCAACATCAGGATCTAAGTTCGGATCAGTCGCGTACATAATAAAACCCATGTGCGCGCCGTTTAAAAAGTATTTACGGCGGAACAGCGTTGCGTCTTCATTTAATAACGTGGCTTGTAACCCGCCTAAGTAATCGGCCAAGCCATACACTTGTTGCACGGGGTCGTATTGGCGAACCCAAATAATGTCGCGCTTTTTATATTTTTTAACTTGGCTATTACGCTCAAGCACTACCGCGCCACCGTCACCGCCAACACGGGTACGGTAACTAGGCAGCGGAAACAACCTTACAATTTGCCCAAAGCCATTACGTATTTTTAATAGTGCCACATCGCCGAACTGCACCAGGTTTAAAAAGCCCGCTTGTACTTGCTGCGCACTCATACCACCACTAATAAAACGGCTCGCGGCCATGTTTGCACGGCTTTGCACTATGCCGCCGTGCTGGGCGTTACGCCGTGTTAAGTTGGCTAATAAATGGCGGTCAACTGGCGGCTCCCAGTAATTATCCATATCGTTATAAAATAGCGAGTCGTAATCGGTTAGCCACATGTCGGGCATTACTTGCTCAGGCAAGCCAAACACAACGGGCGCATTTTGCTTACCTTGCTGATCGTCTGGTTGCTGGGTTAACTGCTCAGCGTTTTGGTCTAATTCTGCATGGTCCATCGTGATTTTCTCTTATGTGCATGGTTAAGGGGTTCGTTAATAACAGCGTGGCTAATAGCAAAAAATACGTCTGCATGGCCTATGGTGTTATCACGGCTAGCTTTAAAGGTTATAGCACCGCCCGAGTCGGTACTGGTGCGGCGTATTGAAAGGCAGCTCATAGCTATATCTTTATGGGATGCATCCCATTCAAGTCGGCCACCCTCAATCAGGTCTATCATTTTAAGGACTAAGCGGGTTTTACTGCCTACGCTGTAATGTATGGCGGTGGCTTCACGCGGGTAAAGTGTGGTGAGTGAGTCAAACACCCCCGCACCAATGCCGGTGGTATCTACACCAATATAAGTAACGCGATACTTAGCGTAAATTTTTTGAATCTCACTTACGTGGTGCGAAAAGTTCATCCCGCGCCAATAGTGCTTTTCAAGTATTCTAAATTTTTCGCCCGCTATTTCAGGTGGGGCAATCACAACTAAAGCGGCATTATCGCGGGTGCGCGAAGGGTCGTAACCTAACCACACCTCACGGTTACCGAATGGCTGCACAGCATTGGGTTTGTGATCTTGCCAGCGGGTGGCATCCACCATGGCTTTTTCAAGGTCACTGAATTTAAATATACTGTCGGCATCATCCACAAATATGCACATAAACAGGTTATTAAAATCATCGGCGTTGTATTCATCGCGCAGTTCTTCAATGTCAAACAGTTCACAGCCACCGCGCAAGGCATCTTCAATAGTAACTACAAAGCGCCATTGTTTATCAGGGCACAGCCTGCCGTTATCGCGCAATTCATCAAAGCTGGGGAACTCAATTTCTTCGCGTTCTGCGCGGCCTTGTCGCCAATGATCACCCGTCCAAAACGTATAAGCAGGGTGCGCTTTAGTCGACGGGGTCGAAAAATACGTTTTACGCCACTTTTTATGCGTGGCCATGGCGCTGGCTAATTTGTTTAGCTCGTTAAACTTACCAATCCAAAAGTATTCATCTACATAAACATGGCCGTGGTAACTTTGCGCGGTTTTGCTGTTAGTACTTAAAAACCGTAACTCGGCATCACCGTGGGCAGTGTGCAAAGTAATGGGGTTACCGGTGAGCTCTATTTCAAAAAACTCATGTGCAATGGCAATTATATAACTGCGGAACACCTCAGCCTGTGCGCGACTAGCAGAGAGGAATATTTGTGGGTCGCCACTTAATACCGCATCTTTAAACGCTTCACCTGCAAAGTAATAAGTAGCTCCAATTTGGCGGCTTTTTAAAATATTACGAATACGCTGATGCAAGTTTTCGTGCATGGTTTTTTGGTATTCAAACAGCGAGTCGAACCAAGTACCAAAGTCATCCTCGGTTAAATGGCTAACATCGTTTTTACGCTTACGCCCTTTGCTTTTTTTATTGTCGTTACTGCTGCTGTTTTTATTACTGGGTTGGTTAGTACCGTGGGGTTGCTCTGCCTGTGCTGCTTTTTCTTGCTGGGCGCGCTGTTTTTTAAGCTTAACGTGCTTTTCTATCAGCATGTCGAGCTCTTTAATCTGGTTGCCTGTTTTATCACTTACGTCGGTGAGTATTAAAATGCGCCGTGCAATGGCTTCGTCTACGTCTTCTTCGCGCAGCATATCGCGCCAATTGTATTTATCGGCCCAATAGTAAATAACACGGTTATTTGGTAACGCCAGTTCCGCGCGTATTTCGTCGGGAGTATGGTGGCGCAAATAAAGCCGTTTTGCTGCTTCGCGTATTTCAGATGAATAAGCCATTGCTTAATATAAGTGCTCATATAATTGATAACTGAGCACAGTGTATTGGTTTACAATAAGCTTATAACCGCATAAAAAACCGCACGTTTCCTAAAACCCCAATCTAGGAATTACCAAAAAGATAACCAATGTATTCAGCCTTTTTTTATGGCTATGCTGCGTTTAAATATTCAGTAACGCGGTAAGCAAGTAATGGCAAAACAATCAGGTTGGGTAATTGCAGCAACAGAAGGCGCAACGGTAGACGGCCGCACCATTTCAAAAGAATGGATTAATCAAATGGCCGAATCGTATTCGGTTGATGAATACACCGCGCTTATTTGGCCTGAGCATTTTCGTTCAAGTTGGGGCCCAAGTGAGGGCAAAAACTGGGGCACTGTTGACGAAGTAAAAGCCGCTAAACAAGGGGGCAAATTACGCCTGTTTGTAAAAATCACCGCTAATGACTACCTACTTGCTGCAAATAAAGACGGCCAAAAGCTGTTTATGTCTATCGAGCCAAACCCCGATTACAAAAGCGAAGGGCGCTGCTACTTACAAGGCCTTGCTGTTACCGACTCGCCAGCCAGTTCTGGCACCAGCCGCTTGAAATTCTCTATTGGTGATAACGAAGTAAATCACGAATATAGCCAACTCGAAACGCTACAACACAGTGACTTTATTACCACCAATAGCGAACCAACTACCCCAAATAGCAAACAAGCCAAAGCACAAAGCTTAATGGCGCAACTATTTAGCTTATTTTCTAGTGATCAGCAGCCAGCCGATCAGCAAGATGAAATCACCGAGGAAGACACCATGAAACAAGAACAGTTTGACGCCCTCATGGGCAAGTTTGACGGATTAGAAACCAAGGTGACCGACCTTGAAACTAAATTCGCCAAGCAGCCAAAAGCCGAAGAAACCCCGCCAGTTGAAGAACCAAAAGACGACGAGCCTGAAAGCGATAAAACCGCAGCAGGCGTAACCGCTGAGCAGTTTAGCCAGCTAATGGAAAAAGTAGACGGCTTTAGTAAAAAGGTAGATGGCATAGAAACCAAATTTAATGTCCTTAGCCAAGAGCAACAAGGTCAAGAGCCCGACCCAGTAGGCGGCGAAACCATAGACCTGGTTTAACCAAGCGCTTAACCACGTTTACCTTTATTAATGCATAACAGAGCGAGATAACGCATGCAATTAAATCAAATAGCCGCTGGGTTTTTAAAACAATACTCAACGCAACTAGCTAAAACATTCGGTGTTGAAGACGTAACTAAACAGTTTGCAGTAACAGCACCAATGGAAACCAAACTACGTTCCGCGCTTTTAGAGTCGGTCGAGTTCCTGCGCATGATCACTACCATGCCAGTCGATCAACTAAGTGGCCAAGTAGTAAAAGTAGGTAACTACGGCATTGCGACAGGTCGTAAAGCCGGTGGCCGTTTTACATCAGGTCAAGGCGTTGATGGCTTTAAATATCAGTTAACAGAAACCGATTCATGTTCAGCGCTTACATGGGCGCTGTTATCTGCATGGGGTAATGCCGGTAACCAAAATGAGTTCATGAAAAAAATGAACGACAACGCAACGCACCGTTTTGCACTCGATATGCTGCGCGTTGGTTTTAATGGTACATCAATCGCCCCTACATCAGACCCAGTAGCAAACCCATTGGGCGAAGATGTAAACAAAGGCTGGCATCAAATCGTTAAAGAAAATGCGGCAGACCAAATTGTAACTGACCCTATTTACTTTAACCCAGACGCAACCGAAGCGCTTAAAGATGGCGAATACAAAACATTAGACGCCATTGTTACCGAGCTTAAAAATACGCTTATTCATCCGTCATTACGTAACGACCCACGCTTAGTTGTATTGGTTGGTAGCGACTTAACGGCCACTGCACAAACCAAGCTAATGAACCAAGCTGACAAGCCAAGCGAGCGCGTGGCCGCTCAGCAAATGGATAAAAATATTGGCGGCATGCGCGCCTACACACCGCCGTTCTTCCCAGGTAAACGCATTGTAGTAACGATGCTAAGCAACTTGCATATTTATACGCAGCGCGGCACATCACATCGTAAGTCTGAAAATGTTGAAGACCGTAAGCAGTACGAAGACAAGTACTGGCGTAACGAAGGCTACGCAATTGAAGAGTTTGAAGCGTACGCCGCAATCGACGAAGCCAACATGAACATTGGCGCAGCACCAGCCGCTTAATCGCGATTGGTAAATACATTGCTAGGTTAACCGCCTAGCAATTAACCCATTTATAA